CTGGAGGCGTCAAGGGGCGGCTCTGCCACTAGCAGGCTGGGCGGGGGCTGCGGGCATGACACCCGCTCGTAAGTCACGCAGCCCGTTAGAGACAGGAGCAGCAATGCGGCAGTCAGGCTTGTCTTGTACATATTCGCGTACAGTCTTGGTTACAATTCGCACACCTGTTCCGATGCGTGCCTCGGCTTCGCTGAGTTTCACCTGAAGGCTCAAGCGGTCAGCGTCCGCTCGCACCCTGCGCTGCAGCTCGGCTCTTAGCTCGTGCTTCAGCACCGCCGCTTCCGCAGCCCTGATGCGCCACCCATTGGCAGCCCATCCCCCGTAGAGGAGCGCCGCCACGATAAGCGCAGCGCCCCCCAACTTGAGATAGTTAAGCATTGGGCTTCGGCAGGTTGTTGGCGACCGCTGCGCGAAGCGTTGCGGCTGTGCCAGCGCCAATCCAGACGAGGACGTATGTCGGAACGTCGGGCAAGTCGCCCATTCCCGTGAAGACGAGAAGCTCGTCGACCGACATATAGACGCCGACGATTGACGCAAGAACGGCGAGGATGTAGGTCCGCGCCCCGATGAGTTTGTCGAGCATATTCCACCTATCAGTTAAACGCACAGACCCGGTGCGCGCGGGTTTACTCGTTCTGCATCAACTTGGATGCACGAACGCCTATCTCGTACAGGTGCCCATCTAACTCGCTGCCAGACTTGCCGCGCGCCGTGATGAATACCTCAAAGGGGATAGTCCAGTTTCCAAGGTGGTCTTGCTTGAAGCCCACGCTGACAGCAAAAGGCCCAACCTGCTCCGTGACTGTGAAGCGCCTTGCGGGTATCACTTGACCACCTTCACCTTCGGCTCCTGCATTCCGTTCTTCTGCCACTGGAAAAGATCCTCATAGAATTGGATGGTGGCCTTGTTCATGGGTGTTTCGGGGTGGAAGCATTCCTTGATGATCCACTGCCGCCGCAACTCGTCCGCGTTCTCCACGTTGATCTGGGTGAATGGCAGGGCCTCGACCGCGAGGGCCATCCGCGCGTCATGCACTTCGGGGTCTTCGTGGTCGGTGATGTCGCTAGTCATGGTCCACCCTCACCTTGCGCATTGTCGTCAGGCCCCACTTAGGATGGGTCCACCACATGGTTTGCGTGGGTGGCTCTGGCTCGCAGCGCAGTTCGGTTCGCGCGTATTCGTTGAACCCGGCCAGCGATCCATTCACGATGGCATTGGGGAGCACCATCGCCGTGTGGAAGTGGCCGACGTCCACATAATCAACCTGCTTTCCCATGCGCGCGTACTGCGTGCGGACCTTGTGGCTTCCTTTGCTGATATTTGCCGCAGGGCCTATGAAGCCACCGCTTCCCCGTGACCCTATCCGGTCCCCGTGCGTGAGAACGTGTGTGGTGCCGTACACCTGATACAGCGCATCGCCTGAAGGGGGAGCGCAGAAGGTGATGCGGGTTTCACCCTTTGCCTTGAAGTAACTCTCGATCGCCCATATGGCGAGGTAGTCATAAGTCAGGGCCACGAAACGCTTGGCCCTTGGCTTGAAGGTTGTCCTGTCGTGGTTGCCTGGCACTGAATACACCGTGACCTTGGGCACCATCTTCAGCAGTTCTTCGAGGCCCCGTATCTCTTCTTCGGCCACCATCTGCGTTTGCTCAGTCGGGACGGTGTCTTGTGTCTCTGAGAGATCCGCGTGAATGTCCCCTGACACTGCGTCCCCGCCCCTGAGATAGACGAGGCCGGGGTATCGCATCTGCGGGTCTTCGCGCTGTAGCAGCTTGCCCGCTGTATTGATGAGCCTGCGGTATCTCTCGCGGAAGATTTCGGGGTTGTAGTCGTTCGGGAAGTCCAACTCTGCCGATCGTATGACTTCGCCCGCCTGAAAGTCGCTAGTGAACAGCGTCGGTATTTCAGGCTGTGATTTGCCGGGCGTTGTCTTTATTTGCCAAGTTGGAATACTAAGGCTTTCGGGCTGAAGGTTAAACACCGACTTGCGGATGTCTTCCAGCTTCGAAGCGTACTCAAGCGCATCGGTCAGGCGCTTCTGCAGGTCAGCGACTTGGTTGCGGGTTCTGACCGTATCCGGCGTCTGCTGCTCAATCTTTGCCGCCTCAGAGGCTTTGTAGAGGCTCCACTTGGGCGGGGCAAACTTCAGTATCTTGGCCCGGTGGATTGAGTTCTGGAGGCTTGCGGGGCCAATGCCAAGGGCCTCTGCTGCTATCGCTATGGCCCCTCTGATGTGTGAGCCAGCCGTTCCCGGTGGTGGGTGTCCCTTGCGTAAAGCGTCTTCGATAACAGCCTTGCGGCGAGTCCATTCCTGCTTGTTCAGCGGAGGAGTTGGCACCGTGTCACCTTTTTACCGTTCGGGGCAATATGAGTCAGATACGTGTCAGAATTGTATAAATTAGCGCGAGCGGGAAAAAAGCGAGGACGCAGAACACAAGGCTGGGCGCAGTCCATAGCCACTGCATCTTCCAGATGTGCCACCTGCGCGGATTCCTATAGAATATGCGGCTGCTCGCAGGCTTGGTGTTCTTGGGCATTATGGCCCCACTGATAGCTTGACGCCGAAGTACCCCAGCAGCGCCCCCATCACGCCGATGGTGCTTGGTATCAGCAAGACAAGCCACTTGGCCCCTTTGCCCTGGTTCAAGACAGCGGTCAGGTTTTCAACCTGTTCCCGCAGCTTCGTCACTTCTGCCGATAAGGCTGAGACTGTTCCGCGCAATTCGCCGACATCCTTATGAAGATCCGAGACATCCGTCATTTATAAACCGCCCTGCTGAGTTCGATGTGGGGATAGTCTTTAAACGTCTTCCATTCAGAGCCGCTGACGATTGGGACGCTGAGTTCAGCAGCAGCCAAGCGGAAGGCTTTAATGACGGGCAAGAAGGCCTGGGTCTTCCATGTCACCTCTTTGTCCCCGTCCCCGTCCGTGTCGATCAGGGGCGCGAAGTCAACCGCGAGGCCGTACAGGTGGCGAGAGTTGAGCGTCTTGCTCAAGCCCTTGGCGAACAGTTCGCGCTGCCGCTCTTTCGAGCGCATTCCCTCGGTCAAGATAAAACCACCGGGCATCAGTTCCGCTGCGCGCTTCGCAACCGCCACAAGGTCAGGATGGACACCCACAAGGGCCTTAAGACTGCGTTCATTCAACATTGTACGAGATCCAGCTTAGGAGAAGCAGCAGGCCCAAGAAGGCCACAAGTTCAGGGGTCATGATGTAGCCTTCACATGAAACACGACCCGCGCGCTCACATGGGGCGCGGGTATGGCAAAGCGCGATGCAGGGCGCGCTCTACTGAGCCTGAGGAAAAGGAGGGTAAACCCCAGGCTGTCTTAATTGCTTGGCGTCACGGTGCATCCGCGCAGATGACAAGGCCCCAGTTTGCAAGGGAGCCGCCAGAGATGCTGGTTGCTGCGCCCGTGCCTTTGTTGATGACAACAAAGACCGTCGCACCGCTGCCCGCCCTTGCATTGATGTTTGTGGTGTCGGAATAAAACGAATAACCGTAGACCGGACCCGCGCCGCCCGCAGCGTCAGTGTCCACGAGGAACACTTCCTCGCCCGCTGTGAACCCCGCGCTAGACGATACGCAGACGTAATAGTACCAGATGCGCCTTGGTATGACGTTGAAGCCATGCGGCACGGTCATTAGGCCGGTGGCTGAAACTGTCTGCGCGGCACTGCGGAACAGGTACGAGCCTGAGATAGTGCGCCATCCCGTGCCGTCGCAGAGCAAAGTGATGCTGTTGGGGCCGTTCGTCCTGCGCGTTGCAACGCCGTCAATAAGTTCTGCGCTGTTCGGGTCAACGATAACCCCGTAGGTCGCGTCATCATTGCGGATGTGCAGGAGAAAGCCAGAACGGCCTGAAGCTGCAGGAAGCGCCAAGGTGGCGTCAGCGGAAAGGCCAGAGAACCGGATAAGCCCCCCGCGATCCGTGTCGGCGACCGTATAGCCCGCAGTCTTTGCGCTGATCTGCATGACAGTCGGAAGCGCAGAGCGGAGATAGTCTGTCAGCCTCCAGTTTGAGCCGGATGCGTCCTGCGCTGCGTCGTTCGTGAACTCTGCAATGTCGCCTGCAACAGTCTGGATATTGACCCCTGCCGGAAGGATGAAACTGCTGCCGTTGTGCGTGAGTGTGAGGGCTGACGCGAACTTGAAGCGTACTTTTCGCCCGCCTTGAGCAGATGAAATACCGTTGATGGTGGTGGTCCCGGTGACGTTGAAGTCATAACCGCCACCTGCCGGGAGCGACATTGTCGAGGATGACGCAATGTCTGCCCCGCGCTGCCACAAGCCTGCAAGGCTGTCTGGCGTCACCGCTTTAGCCGTGGACGTGCCAGTCAGGACTTCAGAGACAGTCGCCGCGTTGATGAGTTCGTCAACCAAGCCCTCGTCAATCCAGGCGCTGTTCGCTGCATTGCGGCGGTACACTCTGCCGTCTGTCGTGTTGTAGTAGCGCAGGAAAGGGTACGTGGTCGCTGGCGCACTCGCTGCCGTGATGAGTTGGGATGTCCCGTCTACCGGGTCCAGCGTGTCAATGGCTGCATCGGCTGATGTCGTGAGGACAACCTTGTACCGGCCCGCAATAAGGTAAATGTCGCCGAATCGCCCGTTAGCGTCGGCCACCACAGGATTCGCGTTGGAACTCGAAAGCCCGGCGTTCGAATAGGTGGTTTTGGGCGTGGTTGTGCCGGTTTCGTAGAAATACGCCTTGGCTGCTGCATAAGGAGCGCCATTGCCGTCAACGAGTGTTTGGCCGGAAAGGTGGAAGAGTTGAGCCATTTGATCCCCTTGGGAGTTCTGCTAGAGTTTGGGCATGACCGCAGTCATCACCTTCGCCATCCTGATCTTGGTCATCAGGGGCGTGCCTGTACTGTTCAATTGGGCAGTGGGTTTATTCCGGGCGCGGAAGCGCCAGCGGAGGCCGACGCTCAAGGCTTTGCCCCCGCCCCGCGACACCGATTGAGCCTGGAGCCGACCCGCGTGCGGCCTGTGCTGCCATAACCTTCGGGTCAAACTTCCGCACGTTGCCGTTTGCCCTGCGAAGTGCCCCCGCCACCATGCGCGCGCCTAGCTTCTTGCTTTCAAGCAGCGACTTGATGAGTTTTGAGCCGCCCCAAACAGCAGCAGCAGGCGCAATAACCTGCGGGGCCATCCACGCCGTTCCGCCGCCTGCAGCGCCTAACGCACCGTAGATCGCAGTGCGCTCTGGGGTCTGTGATCCGCCCACTTCTTTGAGGAACCGCTGCCCCCCGCGCGCGAGCGTGCCTAACTTGCCGCCACCCGTGTAAGCCATGCTTTTATCGTTTGCCATAACCTTGCCGAGCAGCAGCGCGGGGCTGATGTTCCCGTCTGCCGCCTTGGGTACAAGATCCTGAATGGTCTTCATGGCCCTGTATTGGGTCTTTGCCGTTCCAAGCTTCGCCGCATCGTCGGCGCTCGCAAAGCGGGTGAAGGCGTCGTCAATGACATCGCGAACCTTGCCAGCGTAAAACTTGATGTTGGGGTCAACGCTGCTTGTGAGGTTCTGTAGAGCGCCGCCCTTGCTGGTGAAGGCGCTATAAACGCGCCCCTTCATGGTCCCGCCGCCCTTGTTGAACTCTCCCAAGATGGTCGAGATCATCTTGCCGACATCATTGGCTTGCGCGTCGGTCAAATTGTTCGTGGCGCGCAATTGAACGTCTGCGAGGTCATCCAGCAACTGCTTGTCCGCGTTGATGGTGTTGTTGTCGAATACCTCATTGAACATCTTGCCGATGCGGTCTTTTGCCCGCGTCATAACGTCAGGCGTTATGGAGTCGGCTTGTTCGCCAAAGGTCCGGGCAATGGCAGAGTTGAACTGCCTTGCCTGAGCCTGCCGCGCCTTGTCGCCCATGAAAGGCAACTTAGACACTGCGTCATAAGCAATCTTTGCCGCCTTGCTGCCGACCTGACCGGGCAGAATGTCAATGCCCTCGTCAATCATCTGCTGTGCAAGTTTCGCCGTTTCGGCGTTCATACCAGCAGTCGGCACCCGCGCGTTGCGTGCCGCGCTAATGGCTGACGGGGCAAAGCCTCCAGCAAGCCCGCCAAGGACAGGCGCAAGCGCACTGTCGGGGAAGGCGTCTTGTGCCGCACGCGAACCAACGCCGCCCGCCACGCTAGCCGTTAACACGGGCCGCATTGCGTTCAGCGGGGCAAATGCCGCGCCGGGGCCGACAAACTCGCCAACACGCCGCGCGTACTTTTCCGCAGTGGTCTTGGCTTCAGGCCCCAGAATTTCCGGACCAACATAGTCCCGCAGCATCCCGCGCGTTGTTTCTGCCCCAAAGGGGTTTTGCGCGAACTGCTCTGCCGTCATTGGCTTCGCGCCAAACTGCTGCGCGACCTGATCGACACCCATAAGCATCAGGTCATTGACTGCCCCAGGCAGCGTAAGGATGGCATCAGCCGCACCGCCTGCGAAGTTGCCCGCAAGGCTTTCAAGTGATGTCTGCGGCTGCTCCTGCCTAGCAGGCTGGGCGGCGCTCGCCTGCGCCGCTGCTTGTGCGGCGGGGGCGTATCGTTCCCACGGCGCGGGCTTTTTGGGCTGCGGTGTCTGCTGCTGCCCGCCACCGTACTTCTCCCAAGGGCCTGCCATTACTGCATCTCCACCCAGTTATTCGGGTCTGCCGGGTCGCCACCTTTGAACACATACCCGTCTTCAATTGTTCCCGGTTCAACGCCGCCAGTCTGTTGCGTCGGGGGTGGTGCCGCTTGCGTCTGGACACCGCCGCCATAGCCGATCTCTGCCGGGTTGAAAGCGTCGTAGCCATTGCGTGAGCGCCGGATATTGATGCGCTGAAGACGCTGTTGCGCGGCCTGAGCGTTAAGCACACTGACGCGCTTCAATTGCTCAGAAACCACTGCCGGGTCTGTCATGTACTTTGTGATTTCGTTCCAAGCGCGGATCGCATCACCCTCAGTCTGCACGCCCTTGTTGAGCCGCAAGCTATCGTTGCGCATCTTCTCCAACGTTGCCTCAAGAACCGCGAAGTCGCGGCTTCCCGGCGTGCTCAACCCTGCGAGGTTCTGCCCCTGGCTTATCAGGTTATTGATTGGGCCAAGCGCAAGGTCGCCTTTTTTCGGGTCCAGCTTTGTCAGGATCTGGTCAATCTGGGTGTTGATAGACTGCACCGACTGGATGTCGGCTATGTCGTCATCTTCTTTGGTCTGAACGCCTGAAGACATGGGCCGACCCGTCACGCCAACGCCGCGCATCCCAGATCTTCGGCTTGCATCAGCAGCCGCATTAGACTGGTTTATGTTGGCATCCGCCTGACGCTTCTGCAGGTCAAACGTGCGGGACTTCCACTGCTGTTCCAACTGGTCGCCAAGCGTCATTGCTTCCGACAAGATGCGCTGCCGCTGGTCGAAGCCGGGAGCCGGGCCGTCAATCCCCAGCTCGCGCATGACTTGCGGTGCGCCATTTGCCCACTTTTCCGGGGTGTCAAATGCCATCGCGGCGCGGGCAAGCATGTCCTTCCGGCGCATGGCTTCCTGCAACTTGCGGTCGTCCATCTGCATGTCAAACTGCTGTGACGCGCGCTCGTCTGCCACGTCCTGACGCTGCATGTTGCGCTGCCGATCGGCATCAGCCTGCTGCTTCTGCTGAGCTGTGTAGTAGCTATTCAGGAAGTTGCCGACGACATTAGGCTGTTCAAGTTCTGGCAAGCTCATGGACTACCCCCACGGACGCGGTGTTGTCGGAACACTGTACGGTAAGCGGCTGATGGTTGATGGATCAGGCGCAGGCGCAGGGCCAAACGCCCCGCCCTTATATGCCCCGTAAAGGCTCGCCCCCTGGCTGAGAGCGTTGTTCACGCCGTTGGCCATGTTGATGTAACCGCCCGCCCTAGCATTGCCTGCCATCGTCGCGGCGTTAGCCTGACCAGAAGCGGCATTCGCCCCGAAGTTGCCCGTAGTGGTCGCCGCCCCGACACCCGTGTCTACGAGGCCACCTACGCGGCTCAGGTAGTTGTTGAAGTCGCCAAGGTAGAGTTGCCCCGTGCGGTCCCCGATGGCCTGCGCCGTTGCGCCTGAGAACAGGCCCCCACGGGCTGCGCTGGAGGCGTCAACGCCCCGCTGCGTGTCTTTGACAAGCTGGGAGAGGAAGGGGCTTTGCTGATAATCGTTCAGCGAAGACTGGTACTTCTCTTGCCCATTCATGCCAAGCAGGTTCTGGTAGCGGCTGAGTGCATTGCTGCCCACGTCACGATAAGGAGACAGGTCGGCTCGTGTTTGTTCAAACTGCTGCTTTTGAATGTTGGCTGCGGTCTTTGCGGCTTTCTGCTGCGCGCTTGCCCCTTGGCTACCCGCATAAACGGTTGCGCCTGCGCCAATGGCTGCTGCACCAAGAATTGCTGCGGTTGTACCTACGGGCATTAGTTTAACTCCTTACGCCAATGTGTTTCGCACGGGGTAAAGCCCCAGCGTCTGTAAACCTTCTCCAAGTGGCTTTCGCTCACTGGATAGGCAATTCCGAATGTCTTGCAGTCTTTGTCCCGCGCCCACTCTTCAGCGAAGCGGCGCAACTTGCCGCCATGCCCGCGAGCGTTCGGGGTCGTGTAAATGAACAGTTCGCCAAGCATCCTCTGGCCTGAGAACAGGTGCGCGTGTGCCAAGCCAACAAAGCAGCCTGCGAAGTGGCCCTCTTCTGTCTCCAGAACCGCCACGCACCCATCACCGCTGTTTATCAGGCCAAGCAGCATGTTTTCGACGTGGAGCGGATCTACCGTGTCGATCTTGTAGGACGATGCCGCTACAAACGCCTTGATCCCCTCAATGATGTTCGGGATGTCGCCTTGGTGTGCGTCTCGGATCAGGTGCATTGGCGACGATACTTGTATGGCTCTGTTAGCGCCCTTTCGACAGACCACCCACAACGGTCTAACCTGACCTGAATGGCGGCGGGATGAATTCCCACCTCTCTGGCCCAGTCGGCTAAGATCATTGTTCGGCCACGAAACGTCAGCCAACGATTTTTCCGCATATTCCTAAACTGCTGCTTGCTCGTGGCCCAGCGGCAGTTGTCTGGACTGTAATTGCCGTTCACGTCTATCCTGTCGATAGACAGCCCCTCGGCGTAGCCGTTTGCCAGAGACCACTCGACAAATCCCCTCGGATTGTCCTTCCACTCATCACACACAACGATGCCACGCCCTCCGTAGCTCGAATACATGTCAGAGCGGGGCGAGTAACACCTTGCCTTCATCGAGTTGAAAGCGCGGTACAGCTTGAGGTTTAGAGCGGATGCCCCGTGAGTCGTTCTAGGCACATGACCTCACATCAATGATCAAAGACATTCTATCATCTGCACTGTTGTTGATCACCTCATGCTCCACTGAATTGTCGAACCAATAAAGTTCGCCAACCTTTGGCTCGATGGCCTCTTCTCCCGCACGGAAGATGCAGCCTGGTTTCGCATGAAGAGTCAGAAAGTACCTCTTATAGTAAGCCGTATGAGCTGCCCCATCGTCGTGCGGGTAGATGCGCCCGCCTGGAGGCAGTCGGCTAATCATCACAGGGCCAAGTCGCTCGCCTTCGATCTGACGCATCAGGCCAAAGATGATGGACCGGACCGCAGGCAACTCTGCCATTGCCGGGTAGTTCACGCATTCAAACTCACCAAGCCCCTGCTTGATGCCGTCCGCGCTTGGAAACCTCAACCAGATGTCGTCGCACTCAGCCAGTTCCGCCGTGTCACGTCGCAGGCTGTTGCGGTTCCAGAGTTCCGGCCTTGAATGCAAGGCATGGACTATCGACACAGTGTCTATGCCCTCGCATAGCCTGTAGAAGTTTCTCATATTCCCTCTTTAGGTCTTGATTACGAAGCCTGCCTGCACAGGCAATGTTGTCCCGCCTAATGCGGTCGCTAGGTTCGGGTAAGTCGTCGCGGAGAACGTAGAGCCGTCACACGACAGATACCCCTCTGGAACCGTCAGGGCGTGGTTACGGACTGCAACGCCTGTCGGGACTAGGCCCTTTTGGTAGTCCAGAAGGGACTGGTAGAACCCAAGCACCTCGCGGTCGTCTTGGTGGATCTTCTGGGGGACGTTGGAGCGGCGGCGGGTCATCAGTAGTTCTGCATTCCGCGCGGCATCAGCCTGTTACCGGGGCGCATGGGTGGCTGTGCAATTGTCTGCGGCATCTGCTGCATGGGCTGGCCCACCGGCATGATGCTGGCCTGTGGCTGCTGCATCTGCTGACGCTTTGCCATGAGCATCTGCATCATCTTGGACTGTTGCGCCTGCCCCATCGGGAGCCGCTGCGCCATCATGCTGAGATAATTCGCGTTCATTAGTGCGCCCCTACTCTGACATCTGCCCACATGCCCAACATGACCACCTTCACGGGGTCACTGACGCGGACCTTGATGATCCTGTTACGATACGAGCCAAGCGCATTCCACACCGCCCGGTACTTGTACTGACCGATCTGCCCCATGCTCGCATTGCGTGGATTGCTCCACGTCATGCCGCCATCGTCGCTGTGGCTTTCCATGACGATCGGGCTTGAGCCTTGGCCGGAGGAAAGGCCGACGCCTGCCTCGATGTCCAACTCCAGGCGGGACATAAACGCGCGCTTGCCGTCATGGCTGATCTGCGTGCTTGTCGCCTCGCGGACAATGCCTTCGCTGTTTTCCGTGAAACTGTCGGCAAGCAACTCGTACAGGTTGCCGTCTGAACTGCCGACGATCTGCTTGGTTCCATTAATGGCAAACGTTTCAGCGTTCCAACCGCCCGTAGGATCTGATCCCATAGGCCACGATCCCGTCTTTCTGTAACTCCACATATTGGTGGAGATGTCCCAAGCGACTGACCATTCGTCCGGCAACTGCAGGCAGTAGAACAGATGGCCGCGTTGCTGGTACGCAAACGCGCTCAGCATGGACAAGTCCGCCACTGACTCCAGCAGCGTATCCACTTCAGGCGGGCTGATCTTGCGCGGGGCGTAGCCCTCTGCACGATAGACTGAAACGCCCCCAGCCTTCCCGTCCCTGCCCACCCACGTCAGGCCGCTATCTACGACTAATGCCGTATCGCGTGACGTGCAGCCGATGTTGGCTGATGCTGTGGCAGTACGTGCAAAAGCATTGGCCCCGCTGTCACCCGTAGGCCCCCACCATTCCGTGGTTTTCGTTCCGAGCAATGCCACATCATTAGCCACTGCACGAACAGCCACAAGGTTATCACTCTCAGCTTCAGCCGTGGCGAAGTCGAGCGCGTCGAAGGTGAAGACGTTTGTCAACCGCCAGCGGAACCGGCCCGTGTCCTTGACTGCGATAATTGTGTAGCTCGCCAGGGAAGTGCATGACGTGGCCTGCTCGTATCCCCCGCCGGAATGCTCTGTTAGCGTCAGGGTTGGTACGTCGAAGTAGTAGGACTTCACCCCCGCTGCGATGTCGATCTGGTTTGAGTTGTAGCTCATGTCTACATGGCCAGCACCCTCAACCGTCCCAAGGCTTGACGATGTACCGTCTGAGTTCACCTTGTAGAAGGTTGTGCCGATCACTGCGTAGTGAACGTCAGCCGCCGTAATTTGCCCGCGCACTTCCCCGCCGCCTATCGTGGCGAATAGGGATCGTGCAGGCGTGCCATAGCACACAAAGTCCGTGCGCCCTTCGCCGTCTACTGGCTCACCGTACAGGTTCACCAGAGACTGCATACCTGCAGCGTTCGACCGGCCCTTGTTGAAACTGCGGCCAAAGGGGATACGGACGCGGGGCATTAGGCCAGGATGCTCGCACCTACGGAATAGGTGATGCTGTTGGCGTTGTTGTGCGTCACAAGAATGCGATACGTCCGGGGAAGCATATCGTTGGCCACTGCGTTAGCAGAAGCCGTTGCGCCGGGAAACACCTTGTAGACGTTCGTGACAGCAGTGATAACTGCCGCACCAGCAAGCAGCGTGTAGTATTTGCCGCTGACTTCGCACTTGCCCTGAATGGTAACAGTAATGGACCCTGTGCCTGCAGTCGTTACGTCCAGCACTACGTGAATGCCGCGCCCGTCAACATTTATCAGGTCGCCCGAGTTCAGCGTCGATGTGCGCGCAGCCGATGCAAGCGCCGTGACTGACGTGACCGTTCTGTTTCTAACGAGCAATTCCCCGCTAGCAGTGGACTGCGCATTGACCACGTTGTTATTAGCGATAACGGGCAGTGTTGCGTTGTATTGCATTTGCATTAGAAGAACTCCACCTTGACAGGCTCTTTGCTTGACCGTTGAGAGACATGGCGCTCTAGCAGACGGTATCCCGTCTCGCCGAGCAGATAGGGGTTGTCAGAGTTAGGCCCGCGCCCGAAGGCTTCCGCACACTGGCCAGCCACGACTTGGGCATACGGAAGCGCAGCAGCGTCGGGGATGGCGTCGTCTAGCCAGTAGACGAGCGATTCCTCAATGAGCCACGCACGGACCTTTGACGCGCGCCTTGAGATCATGTCGCTTGTGTTCGCGTCCAATGTCTCGCCATTGCTGATGAGCGCAAGCTCCTCGGCCACTAGCGTGTAAAGGTCCGTATTGCTCGTCGTCACTCTGCAGCATCCTCAATGTACGTGGCCTCTTCAGCCACTACAGGCTTGGCAGGGCGTCCGCGCTTGGGCTTTGGGGCCTCAAGCACCTCAAGCGTTCCCGGCTCGTCGTTAATCTCTTGAAAGAACTGATTGCCGCGCAACTTGCGAACAGCGTGCTGGTAAGCAGCGTCATTCTCATAGTTTTCCGGCAAAACGTCTTTCGGGATACCTTCGATAAAGCGAATGCCAAACATGGTGCAAGCCGCCTGCATGGGCGTCCCGTCATGCTCAACCCCGCCTAAAAACACGAAACGCATAGTTCCTCCTTGTCAGAAAATAGAAGGGGCGAACCATCGCCCGCCCCTTCCAACTCATTACGAAGGCTGGCCTTCAAACCGGCCAACAAGCGAGAAAATCAGCGTGCCGGTCGTCGTTGCCGGTCCCGCCGCTGCTACTGCCGTAATGACAGTATCCGCCGTGTAAATGTGATGTTGTCCCGCAACCAGCAGCGTGCTGGAAGCCGTTCCGGCCTGACCAACTGTCGACGCCGAGAAGAACCGCGTCGCAGACCCGGCATCCCCGACGTTGATCGTCAGAGTCGTGCCGCTGTCCATGTCGGTAGCTTCAAGACAGCCTGACAGAACACGGAAACCCTTCGGCACTACACCGAAGTTGATTGCGTCAGAGGTCGTCAGTGCAGTCGTGATAGGAACTTCCCAGTAGAACGAGATCGTGTTCCCTGGGGTTGCGCCAACGCTCGCATTCGGCGAGTTGGCGTATTGCTTCGAGTTATAGGTAGCCATTGTTCATGGTCCTCATAAAAGAGAAAAGGGAAGCGGCCAGCCATAGGCCAGCCGCCGTCACTTGGGGTTAGTCGCCCACACCGGCGCTGTAGACCGTGACCATGCCCTGCTGCTTCGAAGCCGAGGCGGACCCCGTTCCGAAGTGCAGCTTGGCAATGCCGCGAAGCTCTTCAATCGCAACACCCGGACGGAACTTGTAGTCCGCCGTCATGTCCGTGATCGGCATGGGTTCCTGACCCCACACAACGCCCATCGCCTGCTGGCCGCAGAGGAAGTTCGGCTCAACCGTGATGTTGCCAGCGCCGCCCAAAGAGAAGCGGGTGGAGGCTGTCGTGATCAGCGATGTGATTTCCTCAATCTGGCGCACAATGACGCCTTCAATCAGAAGATCCCCGTCCTGGAACAGCGGGTTGTTGTCCATGCCATTGCCTTCACGTGCGCGAGCATCGCGATTGGCATTGATCATGGCCGTGTCAAGCTTCAGGTCGCGGAACGCGCGAGCGCCAACGAACATCACGAAGTATTCGCGCCCGTCTTCAAGACGGAACGGACGAATCGCCGGTGAAGCTGATTTGGCAATGCGCTTGGCGAGGCTGATCATGGCAACAGTCAGCTTGTCGGCTGAGTTGTCGATATTGGCCAGCGAAGCCGAGTGGTCGCCCGCTGAGTAGTTCGAGATAGCCGCACCGTACAGAATACGGTCGCTATTCGCGGTTGCCCACGTGTCGTAGTTGCCTTCGGTTGCTGCGGTCACAACGGTGTTGCCGTCTGAGTCCACAATATCAACCGCAGGAAGCGACGAAGTCGTAACAGTCGGACCCGCCATGTACTTGATCAAGTCGGCACGGAGCGTGTCGGCAGACCAAAGCTTCAGCATGTCACGGCCCGCGTTCAGCAGGTCGATTTCCGTCTTGTAAGACGTGGACTTCGGCACCTTGACGGCGTTACGAAGCCAATCAACGCTGATGGCGCAGTTGTAGTTGCCAAGCTGCTCTTCCTTACCGTCCAGAACGCCCGATCCACGGACGCCAGCGGCGTTGAGCTTGGTGATGAGCGGGATGTTGATCGTCTTGCCAGCTTCGCTAGCGAGTTCATACATCGTGCAGATCACTGAGGTTTTCTTCCGGCCCATATAATTCAGGAAGCCACTCTCCCGAACGTACTCGGCAAGATATTCTTTTGACCAGACCTGCTTTTCCAAAGCAGATGAAAGGTTAGTTTCAGCCATTTAAGGGTGTCCTATTTGAACACCGCGTTGAACGCCTCCCCAGGTCCGACCGGAGCAGTCGAGGTTTTACCCCCGGCACTTGGTGCGGATGCGAGTGACGGTCTTGGCAGTGTCGATGTGGGGGGATGTCCCGCGACACCTGCGCTCTGTGGCTGCTGAGTTCCGGCTTTCGTGTACCCGTTGGCTTCGGCCCATTTCTGTGCCCATGCCTCTGGATCTTCGTCACCGATCTTCTGCAGTCGTAGAGTCCGCTGATGCTGCGAAACCACGAAGTCATAAGGGTCCGGCTGACGTTGGATGGCTTGCCAAATGCCAGGGTTAGCTTGCAGTTCTGACTGCAGCCATTCCTCGGCGGCTTTGACTTTCTCAGGCCCATGATGCCGGGTTGCGGCAACAAGGCTGGCGTTTGTAATTGCGTCCCAACGAACACGTTCAATGCGTTCGTTCAGTGAGCGTTCGAATGCCTCTGGATCTGCTATCGGGTCCAAAGGTTGAGGTGGCCGTCTCGTGGCTTCCTCATATTTACGCCGCATGTCCTCAAGCTCTCGCTCGTACTTTTGGCGCTTCTCTCGCTCGTCCAAAACCGCTGCCATCGGAATGTATCCCGGCGGCGGTGCGCTGGGCTGTGATGGCATAGG